GTGACGGCTGCGCCCTGGGCCCTGTCGGTCGGATTGCTGGTCTCCTTCACCGCCTCGGCCGGACAGAATTTCGGACCGACCGGCCTGCCCTCCAGCGCGATCCCACGCATCGATCCCGGCCCCGCCTCCGCATTGGCGGAAGGCCCCTCGATGCTGGTGGCGGAGAGCGCCTTCCGGCTGCCGGGACTTGCCCTGTCCTCGGCCATCGTGCAGGCCAGCCTCTCCTTCGAGGATCCGGAGCGGCGCATCGTCGTCGATCCGCGCCAGCCGCGCGAGGACATGAAGCGCACGGCAGCGAGCTTCCCGGAGGTCGACCGCACGGCCAAGGGCGACATGCTGCCGAGCCTGCGGCCCGGCCTGTCCCAGCACCCCTCCGTCGAGCTCGAGCGCGTCGTCTTCGGCGACACCCAGCCCAGGCTGATCTCGGGCGGCTTCTCGCTCGATGCGATGCGCGCAGCGGGAGAGGTCGAGGGTCCGCCGAGCGGTTTCGAGCCCTACGCGATCGACGAGGGCCTGACCGACCCGGCCCTGTCCGATTCCTCGCCGGTCTCGCTGAAGCCCAAGATCACTTCGGCGCGCCAAGCCGAGCTCTATCTCGAGAGCATCGACGGCTCCTCGCCTGCGGTGCCCTCGCCCAGCCAGCGCAGCTCGTCGACGCCCCGCTCGGCGATCGCCATGGCGGAGCTGACGCCCCCCGCCCTGCCCGCGCATGGCGCGCAGCAGCCGGAGTCGCGGATTGCGCTCGCCTCCGCGCCGGCGACCCGAGACCTGCGCCTCGCGACGCCGGGCGAGCGGCAGAGCTATGCCGGGCTGATCGTGCCGGAAAACATGGCGCGCGAGCAGCGCTGCCTGGCCGAGGCGGTCTATTTCGAGGCCCGTTCGGAATCGCCGGAGGGTCAGGCCGCCGTCGCGCAGGTCGTGCTCAACCGGGTGAAGAGCGGGCTCTATCCGAACAGCGTCTGCGGCACCGTCTACCAGAACAGCAACCGCTACCTCTCCTGCCAGTTCACCTTCACCTGCGAAGGCAAGTCGCTGCGCATCACCGAGCCGGGGCCGTGGCGCGATGCGGTGCGGATCGCACGCGAGGTCTATGAGGGCACGACCTATCTCGCCGAGGTCGGCGCCTCGACGCATTACCATGCGCGCTACGTCAGCCCCTACTGGGCGAAGCGGCTGAAGAAGATGGACACCATCGGCCAGCACGTCTTCTACCAGCTCCGGCCCGGCCAGACCTGAGCGCTGGAAATGTAGCGCGAACTTTCAAATGGCAACGCGCGAACAATCAAATGGCAACAGGTCGCGTTTCTAACCGTCCTGCTAGACTCGTCGCTTGAGATGCTTCCGAGCGATCTGCTCGAGCTCCCTCCGCGATGTCTCCATAATGGACATCGCGCGTCGCCCTCGCTCGGGGTGAGACTCGTCACCGCCGTCGAGTGCGCTCAATTTCTGGGACATCCGCTGATAGGCGTCGTTGAACGCGTCGGGCAAAATGAGGCCATCACGGGTCGCGCGTCGACGGCCAACTGCGCCCGTCTCCAACCACTCCTTATTGAGTTCAGCAAGAGACGCTCTGAGCGATACATTGGTTTTTGATACCTCAGCGAGCTCTGAAAGCCGAAGTACCATGCGCTCGCCTTCGCGCACGCTGCTTATGATCTCGCCGAAGGCCTCGCGCTGTATCTCCCAGAGTCGTTCTCTCCTTGAGCGGCGCTCTGTAAGAAAGCTAGTGGCAAAGACTGCGGCAATCGTGCTGAGCGCGGTGATAAGCGCGCTCCAGGGGAAAGCCATGACGAATGCGGTCCAAACCTGCTCACTCACAATCGGCACCCACTGTCTGAGATGATCACCTCACGCACCCGCTTGGTTTTGTCGCCACCGCCCGCCTGGTAGCTCAGCTCGACCGTGTCGATCGTCGCCCAGGCGAACAGCTCGCGCACCTCGGGCACGTCGTTCAACGAGAGGATGAAGCGGCCTTGAAGGCCCTGTAAAGCTACGCTGAGCTGCTCGAACTCCTCTCGGCCGAATAATCCACGACCGTAGAAGTGCTCGGTGCCCCAATAGGGCGGGTCAAGATAGAACAGCGTGCCTGGCCGGTCCCACCGCCGGATGAACTCCTGCCAAGGCAGGCATTCGATCCAGACGCCGGCAAGACGATCGTGAACCGCCTCCAGCAGTGGCTGAAGCCGCGTAATGTCGAAGCGGGCCGGCCCCTTCGTGTCGATGCCGAAGCTGCGGCTGGCGACCTTCCCGCCGAATGACAGCTTCTGGAGATAGAGGAATCGGGCGGCGCGCTCGAGGTCGGTCAAGGTCTCCGGATCCTGGGCGTTCAGCCGCTCGAACTCGGCTCGGCTGGCGAGCTGCCAACGCAGCATGTCCAGGAAGGCCTGATAGTGCCGCTGTAGGACGCGGAAGAACGTGGCGACATCACGCGAGGCGTCGTTGATGACCTCAGCCTTCGGCTTCATAGGCCGGCGCAGGAACACGCCGCCCATGCCGACGAAGGCCTCTGCGTAGGTGGTGTGCTCAATCGAGCCAATCTGCTCGACGATCGTGCGCGCGAGTTGCTTCTTGCCGCCGATATAGCCGGCGACAGGCGAGATGGGGCGAACTTCGTTCACGGGATTTTAGAACCTGATAGCGCCCGCTGTGGCGCGGCCTCACGGCCGTCGTGGCGGGCGATGTGATTCAACTCTCGTCGGGCGGCTAAGACCTTCCCGGGAACTGCCGCCGGAGCCGTAAGGCTCCCCTGTCACGTCACCGATCGTTTCGCTGGAGCTCCTGTCGGAGTCCGGCCACTACGCCGGCTCCGTCCATGAAGTCGTCGCCGTCGTGTGAGCGACCGGTGCAGTCCGCCAGGACGAGGCCGGCGACGAAGAGGAGAATGAAGCGGAACATGCGAGGATGACTCCTGCCCAGATGGCTCCGGCTGTGAGCTCGGCGAGCCAGATCGGATTCGAAGGGTCGGAGCGCCATGCGAGCTCGTAGGCCAGGGTGACGACCCCGGCGAACAGCAACGGCGCAACGAGAGCGAGATCAGCCGGCCAGCCGCTCAACACTCCGAGTAGCCAGAGGCCCGGTGTTGCCATGAGATGGCGGAGAAAAAGCGCCCGGTGATCGCTGCCACCGGCCAGTTGCTCGATGATCGACTCGAAGTTGCCGTTGGAGGCGGAAGCCGGCGCTAGAAGCCGCCCGAGGTCGAACCAACGCCCCCAGGGCCAGACGGCCCAGAAGAAATAAGCTGCGGCGGCCGCCAGAGCGACGGACCACGTATCCACGAGCAGTGCCACCGCGCCGATCGCCGGCGCCACATAGTATAAAGAGCGGCCCGGCAACCAGGTCGGCATCCAGCGATCGTCGCCCCGCATCCGGTTCAGGATCGCGCAGGCCAATACAATAATGAAAGCGGCGATCATGCCGTCGCTCCCGACACGCCCCAAACAGCCGCTTCACCGGCGTTTGAAAGCACCATGAACATCACCTCGGCATGCTGCTCGGCGACACCAACATGCTCGGCCTTCGACGCGGGCAGCGCGAGCGTGGCACCGGCCTCGAGCGCCCAGGTCACAGCGCCGGCACCACCGCGCCGCACCGTGACGGTCTCGCCTTCAGCCCAATCGGCTGGCAGCGTCACAACGCGGGCAGCGGCGTTGGAGAGGATGGCGATCGCGCCCTTGTCGTCGGCCGACAAGGCAACGTCGGCGGCATAGCGGTTGATCCGGGCGCCGCTTTGCTGGACGAAACTCGCGAGCTCCGCGGCGGTCGGCCGGGTCGCGAGGCCGCCGCGCAACAGCTGCACGGTATCGGCTTTCAACACCGGCGCAGCGTCGGGAACGGCCGAGCCCGGCTCGCCCGTCCCGATGATCGTGCCTTGAGCAACCTCGTAGGCCGCCTGTTCCGGCGTGAGCTCGATCGTCTCCTGGCCGGGCTCAAGGCGGATGCCGGCGATGTATTTCCCGGCCTTTTCGGTGATGGTGTAGATCTGCGTCGCCATGGTCAGTCCTTTTCTTTCGAGGACGAACCGTCCTCTTTCGCGGCGATGTTGACGGTGGTCGTAAAGCCGGAGGCATCGAATTCGTGCTCGACGGAATCGGCGCGCCATGTGCCGGCGATTTCCCGGCGGAAGCTCGCGCCGGCGACGACATCGGCTTCCGCCTGGGCCTGCGGCCGCCCGTAGAGCTTGAAGTTGCCGCTGCCGCTGCGCCTGGTCAGACGCCGGGCCTCGGCCATGGCGGCCTTCTCAGCGAGCTCCTTCGTCGGATAAGGCGAGCGAAGCACGGTTTCGGGGCCTTCGAGCCCGGTCTTGGCCTCTGATGTCTGGCGCTTGCCGGTCTTCTGGTCGATCCAGGCGGCTTTCACTGTGCCGTATTCGACTCGGCCGTCCGGCGTGACCTCCCAGCTGGCGCAATCCGCCTTCTCGATCAGGATCTGCGGCAGAGCCTGGCCGCTGACCGAGGATGCAGCGCCCTTCTTCGAGATCACGAGCTTGTCGCCCATCGGCTTCACGACGGCGTCGAGCTCGTCGCCGAGCGTGGTCAGGAAGTCGATCTCGCTGACATCGACGCGCGCCCGGAAATCGAACTTGAAGTTGGCGATCGCCGGATCGACATGGGCGGTCATCCCGTTTCGGCCGGCAATCGTATCGGCGATCTCCTTCACCGACTTGTTGCTGAAGCTTTCCCGCCCTTTACCCTTCAGCTTGCGCTTGAGATCGGCCGCATTGGCCTGGATCGTCAGCGTCTCGCCCTCGTCGACCTCCCCCTTGAAGGCGATCGGCTGCATCTCGAAGGTGCCCTTCGGCACGAGCCCGGTTTCCTTAAATCCGAGCTTCACCACGATCGTTGCCTTCGGAGGCGGCACGATGATCGCGTTGTCGGCGTCATCCAGGTCGAAAGTGAGCTTGTCCGATTCCTGCCCGGCCTGGTCGGTCAGCGTGGCCTTGATCAGCCGCCCGTAGAAACCCGCCGCGACTTCCTTGCCGTTGACCTCGATCGAGATCATCGGCGTGTAGCCGAGGGCGTTGGGCTGGCTGAGGGCGAAGGCCATCGCCGTCAGCTCCAGAGCGTCACGGTTTCAAGGAGAGTCGGCTTTGGCGCCTGCGGTTCGGGCAGCTCGATGGTGGTTCCAACAGGCAGGAAGGCACCGAGAGCCGCGATACCCGGGTTGAGCGCGAGCGCCTGCTCAATGACGCCGCTGTCTTGCCGCCCGAAGGCCTGCCAGACGATGAGATCGAACGTCATGTTCTCCCGGGTGATCTGGACGCGCATCAAAGCAGCCCTCCGAAGGAGAGCTCGCCGCCGAACGGCGCCAGCTTCACGTCGAATTCCGTCTTCGCGCCAAGACCGCTCGGCCGAAGCGTCGAGTGCGTCGCGCCGACCTCGAGGATGACGACGGTACCGAAGACGGAGGCCCCGCCGCCGGCCGCCGCACCGAGCAGCTCGACCGGCTGGCCGGCGCGCTGCGCCGCCTTCAGCGCTAGATACTCGGCATGACCGCCCCATTCATCGTCGAAATACAGCCCCTCGACGGCGAATTCGTCCTCGTCGCGGCCGGTGTTCTGGCGGGCGGGCCCGACGCCGAAGCGCTTGATCGCCGGCCAGTTCATCTTCGTGCGCTCCTCGATCTTCTGGAGCGAGAGCGGCAGCGCGGCGAAGAGATGCGGGCCGATGGCGAGGATGGGAACGCCGGCCATCACTCGACCCCGTCATGTAGGGCGCCGGAAAGCGACTGGCGGCCGCCGGCGGCGAGCGCACCCCTGGCTCGGCCGGCGACGCGCTGCGCGGCCGCGACGACGCGGTCGCCGCCCGCCGTGATGCCCTGCTCCAGCGTCGCCATCATCTGGGCGCCGGCGGCCGAGAGGTCCGCGCCGGAAAACGCCCCGGTGATCCCGTTGCGGATGCCGCCGGCTGCCATCTCGGCTTGGGAGCCGCCGCTCTTCAGACCCTGGGCCAAGCTCTCGGCGAGCGTGATGCCGATGCCGCTCAGGTCGATGTCCTGGGCGCCGAGCACGCTGCTCGCCCAGTTCTTCATGGACGGGCGGAAGGACTGGATTCCCGGGCCAGCCCCCTTCGGCTCGGCCGAGGTCGGAGCCCCGCCGGGCCCGAAGCCGAATTGACCGCCGGGGCGCCGTGCCGAGCCCAGCCTGGTGCCCGCGCGCACGGCGTCGGCTTGGAAACCGGCCCGGTCAGCCGGGTTGGACGAGGTGGCGGCGAGTTCCTCGGTGGCGGCTAGTTTCGCCTCTAACCGCTTAACGCGCTCAAGCAAGGCAACGGCCTCACCGCGTCCCGGGTTGGCGCGATCGTCCTGGTCAGCCGGCCGGCGCGGATCCAAGGCTGCCGGCACGCGGCTCGGATCGATGGCCCGGATTTCCTCGACGATCGCCGCGAGCCGATTGACCGAATAGGCGAGCTGCTCTTCGGTCGCGCCGGCGCGGCGCCGGTTCTCGATCGACGTGCCCAGAGAGGCACGCTCCTGCTCAAGATCGATCAAGCGGGAGCTGTTGGTCAGGCCGAGATTGGCCTTGTCCGTGCGCTTGTCGGCAGCGCCCTGCTGAATCCGCTTGCGATAGGCGGCATCGGTCGCCATTCGCTCGCGTTCTTCGGGCGTCAGCGGCTGGTCGCTGGCGACCCGCCCGGCGGTGGTGTCCTCCATCGCGCGATCGGCACGAGCCTGGGCCCGGTCGGCGGCGCGCTTGTCCAGTGCATCGAAGCCCGCAATGATCTTCTCGATGCCCTCATTGATCGCCGGCAGCGCCCAGCGGCCGAGCTTGTCGCCTACGTCCGAGGCCAATGCCTTCAACCGTTCGAAATGGTTGGCCGTCGTCGCCAGTTCGATATTCAAGGTTTTGTCCGAAGAGCCTCTCCAGTTCTTGGGATCATTGAGCAGCCTGAGGTTCTTGAGGATTTCGGGCGCTCCTTGCACCATGCGGGAGAATTCGTCCCACCAGCCCTCGCCGAACATCTTCACCGCTACGGCCGCCTTATCCGAGGACTTCTCGAATCGAGCCATGAGGTCGATCAGCGTCTTCAACGAGTCGGTTTTCATGCCCTTCTCGACCTGACCAGGCGTCAAATCGAGCATCTTGAGGCCTTCGGCCATTTTCTTCCCGCCGTTGGATTTGGCGGTGCGCAGCTTCGACACCATTGCGCCAAAACCACGTGCGGCGATCTCCGGCTGCATCCCGCCGGCATTCATCGCAGTCAGAAATGCGAGCGATGCATCTCGATCGACATCCGCGACCTTCGCGCCGGCAGCTGCCCGCTGGAACATCTCGACAATGTCGCTTTCCTTCGAGGCGGTCGTGTCCGCGAGCGAGTTGACCTTGTCGACGAAGTCATCGAGCTCATTGAGGGACATGCCGTGCTGAGTACGGATCTTCGCCAGCTTCTCGCCGGTTTCGCTCGGCGTAACATCCCATGCGACCGATGCTCGTGTGGCCTGGGCGATTGCCCGTGCCAGATCGGTGTAGGCAACACCGGCAGCTCCCAGTTCGGCAGCCAAGCCGGCGATTTGCTCTCGCGAGCGTCCGAACTTGATCGCCGAGCCGGTGATCATCCTCTCCAAGTCACCTTGGGACTGTCCCTCAGGCAGGTCCACCTTCTTGATTACATCTGCCATCGCCTTTTCGAAGGAGATAGATTTGCCGACCGTGGCGCGCCCGGCCATGCGCACGCCCTGAATGCCCAGATAGCCGCCGACCATCGCCTTCGTCCCGGCAAAGAGCGTGGAACCGCCGTCCTTGCCGCTCTCCCGACCACCCGGCGCGGCTTCCTTGCGCCCCTGCGACCGTTGTGTCCGCGCCTGCGCTCGCGCGGCTTTGCGGCCGACCTGGTCGATCTCTCGCCCTGCCGTCTTGGCGTTCCGCGACAGGTCGAGGAAATCCCGGCTGAGTTTCTTCGGCCCGGTGCTCGTCCCGAGCTGGTTGGCGGCAGTCTTCGTCTCGCGCAGATAACGAACTGCCTGTTTGGACGAAGACGTGAGATTGAGGAAATCACGGCTGATGCGCCCACCGGCACGGGTGCCGTCCAGGCTTTTGGCCGCGTCCTTGACGCCTTTCACGTCCTTTTGAGCCTGTTTCGCGCCCTTGGTGTTCGCGATCAGGTCGAGAATCATCTTGACGCGCATGCGTCGGCTCCTATGCGCCGGCGAGAGTTGAGATCTCGCCATGCCAGAACAGGATCCTGTCGACGTGCCAGGCGAGCACGGTCGGCAGCGGCGTGCCGGTGCCGCGCGCCACCTCGATCGCCATCAGCGGCACGAGGGCGAGCGGCGTGCGATGGATCAGGCGCTCCCGCTTTCCGCCTCCAGCGCCGCCTCGATGTCGAGGATGGCGCGGGGTAAGAAAGGGCGAGAGGCTTCGGCCACCCGCTCCGAATCGTCCGGCCACATCGCGGCTAATACGGCCGGGTGGATGCTGCAGATCCGGACGCGCAGCCGCCCCGGCAGGCTGGCCTCGTCCGGGCTCTCCTCCATCAGCTCGGCGATATCGGCGCCGGTCGGCCGCCGGACCGTGATCTCGGCGAGCCGCACGCCATCGACGACAAGCGGGAAATCCAGCGGCACGGTGATTGACCAGGCCGCCGGATCGGCCGGGCGGATCTCCGGCGCGGGTACAGACCAGTCGATCGTGCCGGCGGCCGGCTCCGGAGCCTGCCCGCGCACCACGCCCAGTTGATCGGGCGCGCCGGCCTGCGGGCGGATCGGATCGAAATCGGGATCGTGCGGCTGGCGGTCCATGGCGTCAGCCGTTGAGGCCGAGCATGGTGGCGATCTGGGCCTGCTGGCCCTCGTAATCGACCCAACCACCAAGCTCGATGTTGAAGCGGCAGATCTCGGTGTTGCCGATGGTCAGCACGTATTTCGAGATCGACTTGATGGTGTAGGAGGTCCCCATCAGCGCCGTGCCGTTGTGCTCATCGGGTTCGGCGCCGAGGCGACCATAGGCGGTCGCGACCACCTGGATCAGACGCTCCGCGTCGTTGGAGCCGTATTCGTTCACCAGGGCGCCGAAGCCCGTGAACTTCCGGCGCGTCCCGAAAGGCGTGGAGAACAGCCGCAGCAGCTCGGGCTGCAAACCCTTCGTCGCGAGGCTGATCTCCAAAGCCTCGCGGTTCAATGGCACGTCGATCGCGCCATTGGCCGCCGCCGGCACGAAGGTGTCGAAGTTCTCCGACATCGCCGGAAGCTTCGAGCTCTCGGTGGCGAGATGGGTGTTGAGTGCCGTCCCGGCGGCGTCCTCGGCGTACCAGTTCATGCCGCGGACGTTGAGGAGCGAAAGCTTGGTCATGGAGGCCTCCGGCCGTCCGTCCGCCGTCAGGCCGCGGCGGCGGTGATGTTGCTGGAGATGTTGAGGATGCCGTCCGCGAGGGTGGCGTAGTACTCGACGTTGCGGCGGGCGCCGAACTGCAGATCCTCGAGCGGCGCCGCCGGCTCGCGGTCATAGGTCAGGCGCAGGATGCCGCCGGCGAGCGCGGCATTGGTGTTCTGGCTGCGGTCGAACCAGGCGCGGAAGCCGAGCACACCACCTTTGCCGACGAGCTCGTCGCCGAACTGATCGAGCGTCTCGAGGACCGCCTGGGCGAGCGGTACCGACTGGTTGTCGTCGATCGCCCAGTAGAAGGCCTTCATGACCGCATCGTCGATCATGTCCTGCATGCGCACGACGTTGACGAAGGCGTCGAGCGGATCGGCCGCGCAGGTCCGGTTGCCCCACAGGATGGAGCCGGCCCGCAGCGTCGCGATCTCGTTCTGGTTGAGCCAGTTGGCCTCGCTGTCCGGCTCGCCATCGTAATAGGGGATCGGCCGCGACGGGCCGGTGATGCCGCCCATGGTCTGGTTGGACGGGCTGCGATGCGGGCCGCCGACCTCCTTGTCGCGCTTGACGAAGAGGCCTGCGACGCGGCCCGAGGCCGGCTCCGTCACCGTGACCGACCGGAACACCTTGACCGAGGGATGGAAGAGATAGGCGCGCGGATCGTCGGCAAAATCCTCGCGATATTCCTGCGCCGCCTCCTTCGAGGCATCGGGCGTGTTCAGGATCTTGATGGCGCGCAGGCGATCGCAGATGCCGACGAGCTCGGCCGCCACCGGGTTCTTCGCGTTCGCGATGCGCTGGCTGTCATAGCCCGGCACGAAGATCAGCTTCGCGGGCTTTGAAGCCTCCTTGAAGGCGTGGACGCCAGAATTGTTCGCGCCGGAGCCGACGATGTTGGCGATCGTCTGCTCGAGCTTGGTCTGCGGCACGGCCGAGACGCCTTCCTCGACCCGCACCACCTGCAGCTCCGCGGTGACGCCCTGGTCGTTGACGGCATCGAAGATGGCATCGACGTTGCCACCGGCTCCGGCCGCCGTGATGGCGGCGGTGTCGTTGGTGAAGACCGTGACGAGCGTGTTGAGCGGATAGACGTCGGGATCGGCGTTCGGCGCGATCATGACCGTGCCGAGGGTGGAATAATCCGTGACCTCGACCGGCCGCGCCGTCTGGCCTTCCTTGAAGACGCGCGTACCGTGAAACCGTTCTGTGGTGGCCATCTGCTGCTCCGGCGCCGGCGCTTGACATCGCTGGGATCGGAGCCGAGGCTAGGTGCGAGACCCATGCAAAAGGCCCCGGACGCGCGTCCGGGGCCTTCTTTTCATGCCGCTGTTAGGGCCGCTGGATCAGATCAGCGCCGCCTCGCTGGCGGCCTGCGCGATATCAGCGATGCCGAGCGCGGCCGCCACGGCGAGCAGCGTCGGGTGGCCAGGCTGAAACTCCGAGGCGAACTCCCACTCGATCTTCGCTTCGGTACGGGCCGGTTCGGGCAGGCCGTCGATCACCGCCTCGACCTGAGCCAGGGTATAGCCGTTCCGCACAAGCCAGAGCCGGAGCTGCCGCGCCGTGATCGCCGGAGCGGGAGCTTCGGGCACGACATAGGGCGGCGGGTTGAGGTGGAAATCCACGAGAGCCGGAATTTCGCTCTCATCGACGGCCACAGATATATCGAAATCGCGCTCGTCTTCCGTGACGACGCGGAACCGCTTCGGGTCAGCCGGATATGGAGTGGCAGTAAAGCTCATGCTGCGTCCCTCAAGCGGAGTGTCATGACAGTGAAAGTCCCGGTAGCTCCCGTCTTGTTGAAGATGGCATAGCCATTCTGCGGGGCCGCGTAGACGCATTCGATGAGAGTGGTATCGCCTGCGCTCGCTTTGATTACGCCACCGCTACACAAAAAATCAGCCATTTTCCCTCCGGTCGTCTCGCAAACCATGATGCGACCGGAGAAATTGGTTGCGATCATAACAGCCGCGTTGTTGGCGGCTGTGATCGAGCGGCTCGACGTGTCTAGGGCATAGGTAGTCTGCGATTCGCCGATATGTCGAATACTTCCAGAGAAAATCGCTGCCCCGGTCGCGTGATCTAACTCGATGATCCCATTCGCTGTCGTGACAGCATCATCATGACTGCCAAAAGTGGTCTTCCCGCCGCTGTTGTAGATGTACGACCTTTTCAGGTTCGTTCCGGCAGCCGGGTTGTAGAGCATTATTTTCGTTAGGCCTTCCGACCCAACTTCAACCCTGTCCGTGGCCGCCGTAAGCGAGCCATCAGTGGCGTAGTCGCCGGTCATCGTGTCGCCGCCAACCTTAGAGACGGCGTCGATCGCAGCGCGGGCTGCCGCTTTGGTCGCGGCCTTGAAGACGGCGATGCCAATCGCGCCGCCGAGCAAGTTGCCAAGTGCAGTGTCCTTGTCGGTCAGATCGGAGAGGTTCGAGGCCTTCGCGACCTTGCTGCCGAGAGAAGCGGCCACCGAGGCCGCGAAGTTTGCATCCCCTCCGAGCGCGTCGGACAGCTCTTTCAACGTGTCGAGGGTCGCCGGCGATCCGTTCACGAGCGCGGCGACAGCCGCGGCGATCATGGCGTCGACGCCCGTCACCTGGGCGACCGGAAGCGCCCCGGTCGCGTTGGCGAGAGCGAGGTAAAAGCTCGGGTTCTTCCCGCCAAGCTGAAGCGAGTCCGGAGCGACGCCTCCGCTGATGATGTCTTCAAGCTGCTCTTCGAGCGTGTTGATCTGCTCGATCAGGCTTTCGAGCTGGGGCGCGACGTTCACGCTGATCATATCCAGAGCGGCTTGCGTGCCGTCCGTGATCAGCGTCTCGAACGTTGCTTCGAGCAGTTCGCGCGCCTTCAGGCGGGCGGCGATCGATGCCATCACTGCATTCCAGCGCGCGCGGCTGAAGGTCAGCGTCGGGCTGACCTGATAGTCGTTGTCCGGACCCGGTTCGACGTCGGCCACGGCCGCCTCCTCAGAGCTTCTCGGCCGACAGGATGATATCGGCGCCTTCCTGGGCGATCAGGCGCTCGATCGCCTCGCCGGTGAGGGTGATCTCGCCGCGCAGGCGCAGCCCGTCGAACTTGACGACGCGCCCGAGCTCGACCCGGTATTCGGAGGCGGGCTCATAGCCCGCCGCGGTGGTCTGCTTTGCCATGGTGGCCTCCTCAGAGTGCGTACATCGCGATGTTCTGGACGAAGGGCTCGTCCGTGACCTCGGTCGAGGTCATGTCGATCCGGGCGCGCGCCGAGGTGGTCGCCGGCACGGTGAAGCTCGCCAGCAAGGTCCGCTTCAGCGGATTGATCAGATCGGGCGTCACCACCGTCGCCGAGGGCGTGTAGACCGTGGCCCCGACGATGATCTTCGGCGCGGCCGTGTGCTTGGCCGGGTCATAGTTGTCGAGCACGGCCTCGATCTGGATCGAGGTGGTCGAGAGCCCGAAAGCGTGGTCGACCGAGACGGCAACCATGTCTCCGCGCGGGCGGAAGGTGTAGCCGCGGGCGGTCGCGTCCATGACGATCGCCGGCGCGAGGTCCGTGGTGCCGACGAAGACGGCCCGCAAGCGCACAAGCGCCGGAAGGCCAACGAGACTATCGGCGCCCTCCGCATTGTTGAGCGTCAGCGCCTGCCAGTCCTCGGATCCGGATGGCTGGATTTCCCAGATCAACGAGGTGCCGCCCGGCACCCAGCCACCATGAAGGAGCCGGATCTCGGTCATGCCGCTATCGAGCGTCAGCGCGTCCATCTCGACGACGGTGCGAGTCGAGGCGAAGGAAGCCACATTGAGCCGCATCGCGAAGTCGCTGTCGGTCACGACCTGCGACCAGGCGCCATCCGTGCAGACGAAGCGCGAGCCCTGCGTGAAGCTGTTGCCGGAGACGGTGCCGAGGGCGTGGTTGCCGGTGGTGACGGTGAACCAGGCGTAGCGCTTGCCGGATTCGAGCAGGGTCGGACGCAGCGTGAAGTTCACCCAGCCGAGGCCGATCTCTGCCGGCGCCTTCACGGTCGCGACCACGACAGTGCCGAAGTCCGGAGCGCCCGACTCGTCGCATTCGCAGACGAAGAGATGCACGTCGCCGGTCGAACCGACCTTGTCGAAATCGAGATCGATCGAGGTCAGGATCATCGGCTGCGAGCACAGCCAGGTCTGGCCATGCACCGAGCCGTTCACGCCGATCTCTTCGGTGACATAGTCCCAATAGACATCGGTGACGGTGCGGCTGATGACCTGCCGCACCGCGCGCAGGACGTGGCCCGCCCATTCGACGTTTCCGGCGATACCGACGACCTCGAAGGTCTCGCCGTTGTTGGTGAACAACTCGCCGACCGACAGGTAGTGGGTGTTCGCCCATTCCGCACTATTCTCGCAGACGGTGACGGTCGGGCCGTATTCGATGACCTGCCGGGCGATCTCACGGCGGATCGCCGTGACGACGGTATGTGTCGTCTGCGAGATGTTGATGTTCGAGCCATCGCTGGCGATTTCGAGGCGCGCGACCTCGGTCCAGGCCGGCATGAGCAGCGAGCCAGACATGCGGATCGCTGAAGAGCCGGCATCGAGCAGCGCGAGCTGCGCGTCGCGCTCGCCCGCCCAGGGGAAGCGGACGCCCTCACGCACCCGGGCGAGCCAGCTCGCATGCGTCTTGTCCCACTCGGTCTGAAGCAGGCCGGGGTCGTACCAGTAGGCGCGGGCCTCGTCCGGCAGCGCGATCAGGCGGCGGGTGGCCGCGACATCGCGCTTGAGCTGGCGAATGATCGTCGGATGCGGGATGTCGGTCAGGCGCTGCGTGATGTTGACGATCTGCGTCTCGATCGTCGTGGTGCGGCGGGTGATGTTCGACAGGTCTGTCTCGGCCGTCGAAACGCGCTGCTCGACTTCGTAAAGCGACTTCACGCGCGAGCCCTCGCCGGGCTCGATCGACGCGATACCCTCCGAGCTCAGCAACACCCAGGCAACCACCGCGTCGGTGGCGGCGATGGTCGGCCGCAGGGCCGGCGCCGGCGAGGCCGCGCCCTGCTGGATGGTGAAGGAAGCCTCGCGCACCTCGCGCTTCGGCGCCGTCTGCTGGACCGGCTCCGAGGTCTCGACATCGGTCGAGGTCTCGAAGATTCTCAGCGCCGTCTCTTCCTCGATGCTGCCGCGCATGATGATCGCGACCCATCGCTGATCCGAGGCGGCAAGCGGGATATGGACCTGCAGGTTGATGTCGGTTTGCGCGTCGGCCGCAAAGACCATGTCAGCGGTGTAGTAGCGGCCGGGCGTCAGGCGAACGATCTGGGCCGACTGCTGGGTCGCGGTAAAGCCGGACCAATGTGCCGGATAACCGATCGCGTCGGAGACCAGGCTATCGGTGGCGGCCTGGACCGCCTCGCCGATGGCGGTCAGATCCTCGGCCTCGATCACCTCGGCGTCGTTGAACAGCATGCGCTGCGACATGATCGCTCCTACAAGCTCGTGCGGTCGATGAATTCGTCGAAGCCCATGCCGAACTGCATTTCGTCGAAACGCGGGCGGCGGCGATGGGCGAAGGTGGCGGTGTATTGCGTGCCCGGCCCCTTCGAGACCGTGGCGGCGATCTTGGCCCGCCGGATCGGTTCGAGGTTGACTGGCACCAAGGCATGCTTGCCGAGCGCGCCGCGGCTGGCGACGCCACTCCGAATATGCCGGCGCAGGCCGACCTTAATCAGATAGCGCGCCGTGAATATCGGGAATTGGAGCGGCTGGACGCCGACAGCCGACAGTCCGGCAACGAAGCGCCGCGGATGTGCGACGGAGGAGATCGGCTCGGCGTCGACATAGGCGAGGAACCGCCTCAGCCCGGGCCGGGTGCCGATCAGGTCCGGCAGTTCCCAATCGGCCGTCATCTGGCGCTTGCGCACCTCGCTCCAGTCGTCGAACCAGAGCTTCACGCCCTCGTGGACGGCCAGAATGGGCAGGAAGGCCAGCGTCGTCGTTTCAGGGGCGACCAGCTGGCGGATCGGGATCGGCAGCTCGGCTTGGGCAGCGTCCATGCTGACGCGCTCATAATGGTCGGCCGTGTCGGGAAGGAGTTCCGACCACTTCATCCGAGCACCTCGACGGCGATGGCGATGCCGGTGCGCACCGGGATCTGATAGGGCGTCGCGACGACGTCCACCGGCGGCGCGACATGGGCAACGCTGGCGATGGAAGCTCCATAGGCGGCACCGGCGACCAGGTCGCGCTGGATCGTGCCGCCGATCAGATGGCGCTCGTCAGTGGCGGCCGCGACGCGCGCCACTGCCTCGAGGCGGACGAGCTCCGCATCGGGACCGACCGGAACAGCGACCGTCTGCGCCACGGCATAGCCCAGCGGGGCGGCTGCCAGCACGAAGATGCCGATCGCTTCCGGCTTGGCGGACGGCGCCGTCACCGCAGACCGGACGAGCGCGAGCTTCTCGGCCGGCGTTACGCCGGCCGTGCCGGAGATGACCAGATCGGTTTCGCCGCGCCGGCCGTGGACAGCGAAGCCGTTGACGCGAGCGTCCCACATCGCCGGCCAGGCCGTGTAGGCGTCGAACAGGATCCGGTCGATGCTGCCGGCGCTGGCCCGGCCGAAGCTGAGAAGATAGCGCTTGAGCAGTTGCTCGTCGGTTTCCATCACGCCGGGCGCCGTCTCGAGGCGGAGAACGCCCTGGCGCGCGACGACATTGTCGAGATCCGCCTTCTTCGCCAGCGGCGCCAGCACTGCCCGGACGGCGTCGTTGACCATGGCGCGGTCGAGGAGGCGCAGGAAGGCCGTGATGCGGCCGATGACGATCGCCGGCTCGCTGGCCAGCGTCTCCGCCGTGAAACCCGGAAGATCCGGGCGGGTGGCCCGGAGCTCGTCCCAATAGGCGAGGAAGCCGACGATGAACTCGGTGAGAAGGATCGCATGGTCGAGCGGCGCGATCGCGTTCGGCGCCGGCAGCCGCGACAGGTCGATGGCGACGGGGGAGCTCGCTCTCATGCCGCCAGCACCTTCAGGCCGTTGTCATTGGCGGCTAGGACCGCCCGCTTCGCCTCCATGACCGAGTAATCGCCGAGATGGCCGTTCGGGTAGAAGCGGCCCTCGATGACGAAGGCGAAGACGCCGTCCGCGCCGTAACGCGTGAGCTGGATCTTGGTCAGGCGGAAGCCGGGTTCCCAGGCCTTCAGCGCCGCGGCGATCGCGGCATAGACCTGCATGATCGTGCGCGAAGTCGCGTTGGCGTCCTGCAATTCAGGCACGAGCGAGCCGAAGGCGCGCAGCATGACGAGGCTCGCCACGCGAGTGCGGATGATGAAGCTGATCGACTGGACGCAATGATCCCAGCCCGTCAGCACCTCGCCCGTGCGCCTGTTCAGCCCGACGCGCATGCCTCAGGCCACCTTCTTCTTGCGCTTGCCGCCGGCGTCCGTGGCCTGGGGATCCTCGGTCGACGGCTGTCCGACCGGCTCGATCGTCAGATTGAGCAGCTCATACTTCGCCTCGGCATCGGTCAGGTAGAAGACGTGACCGACGAGCGGGACCAAATTGCCATCCTCGTCGCGGCGGGACGGTACCTTGCGCCCGGCGACGAACCAGCCGGCGCGATCGGTGATGGCATAGGGTTTCTTCTCTTCAACCGACATTGAAAGCTCCTTTCAGCCGATGACCTGGACCCAGCCTCGGCCGGTGGTGGGGTGGCCGCAGCTGGCGACATGGCCTTCGCGGCAGACCGGGATTCCGTTGATGGTGAGCCAGTCACAGCCCTCGGCCATGATCGGGTTGGGCGAATGCGGCGGGATACCGTGCGGGGTGACCGGATCGCCCTTGACGACGACAAGCGCGCCGCCAACGAAGACGAAGCCCTGGCCTCCCGCGAGTTGGGTGCCACCGGCGCTGTCGAGACCTTTGACCGCGATCCCGGGCATCAACCCTGCTCCATCTCGATGCGCGGCGAACGGATCACGACCCCGCCGTCCGTGATGGTGATGCTCGAGGAGCCAACCACGGCCTTGATCTCACCGTTCTTGATTGACCAGGCCGCGTTGCCGACCTGCTCCATGACGCCATCCTGCTCGGCCGTGCCGGGCGAGGGATGATCGTCGACCGGCCCGGCCGGCATGATGCGGGAGTGTTTGCCCAGCTCGCCGCCCGGCGAGATCACGATGACGGGCTCGCCGTCGCCGATCTTGCTGAAACGGGAGACGCCGCCGCCCGTCTTGCCCGAGCTTGCGACATGGGAGAGGGCCGGCGACTCGAAGGGCTGGCCGTCCGCGCCCTTGTCGTCAAACCGTGCGATGGTCTTGCTGCCCTCGCTGCTCTTCGCTGTGCCGAGCATGATCATGGTCGAGACGCGGCGCTCGAGCGCAGCCAGGCGCTTGGCGAATTCCCGGAGGTTCATGGTGAATCCTCCGGCTCGGGCACGCCGATCGGCCGCGGCAGCGGGTCGCTGCCATTGATCGAAACGCCATCGGGGACCCAAGGATTACGGCCGGTCTCGATGGCGCGCTGGGTGTTGGGTCGCGCGATCTGCACCTCGAGGAGACGCCACTTGGCCTCGACCAAGGCGATCGCGACGCCCTTCTTGCTGGTCGCCTCCGAAACCGCGACCAGGCTCTGGCCTATGCTGGCGTCCGCGATGCTACCGAGCCCGAGCGAGGGCTGCGCCTTCAGCATCTGTCCGACGCCGATCATGAGGTCGAGCGCGGCCATGTCGGCCGAGGCGAAGTTCGGATTGGCCCGGCCCTCGCGGCCGGCAACGACCACGAACGCGACCGAGACGTCCACGTCATCGCCGCCATCGGTGCGCGGGACTGGCTTGCCGGCGAGGAAGCACACGCGGCAAGCCGGGGTCTTCGTGCTTTCGTTGATCAGGTCGGCCAGGTCGAAACGATCGAGCTCGACCCGTACATCCGCGAACATCTTGCGGGATGGGGCAGATTCGGCGGAGCGCATGACATCCGCGGCGGCCGACAGGAGTTCCGCGAGCCGGTTCATGGGAAGAGGCTCCGCAGATAGGTGGCGGCCGCCTGGACGAGCTCGGCCCGATCCTCACCCGAAAGGCCGATATAGGGCCGCGCCGGCATGGTGACCTTGCGTGCGAAGACGTGGCGATTGCCGACCTGGAAGGAGAGCCTGTCGCCCTTCTTTGGCAGAATGACCCCACCGAACTGATGGATGGCGGCATAGATCAGCCCGGAACCGATCACCGCCTGCATGCCGCTGACGGCGTAATCGATCGAACGGGCGAGCGCGCCTGAGCGGTGTAGGATCGGCCGGCGGCCCTCGATGTTCGGAGCCCAGGCCGCGCCATCTGGCGCCGGGCCGCCGGCGATCAGCCGCTCGCGAACCGACTGCTGAATGAGCCGGGCCAGCGCCTCGAGAAGCTGCTCGCCCTGGAACGGGTTGAGGCGCGCCAGCGCCTGCTCGACCGTCTCGAATCCCGAGAGCTGGACGTGGATGGCGAGGATGCTCATTCGAGCTCTCCCGACCAGCGCCGCGGCTCGGCCGAGAAGAAGGCGCCGCCGCCGGAGACGACGCCACCGCCGTCCGAACCGGCGACCGGCGTCAACTCGACGATTTCGGCATTGCCCTTCGACACATCCAGGAGGAAGGCCAGCCGCAGCTTGGCGCGCTTCTCGATCTCCTCCGACATGCGGTCGGCCGCCGGCGCGAGCTGCCAGCAGGCGATATCGATGGCGCATTGCTTCAGGATCGGGGGCGTCGCCACCACGATCGGCAGAACGTAGCGCTTGCGAAGATAGGGGTCGATCATCGCCTGCGCCGACTCGATCGCGTTGGCGACGGCGACGTCCATGTCGACATCGGCCGGCACGAGCGTCTCCAGGTGACGCGCGCCGTAGATCGCCTCGATATCGGTGCGGGTGGCGTAGGCCATGATCACTTCCACGGCGATCGGCCGCCCCGCATGCCGGCGGCCGATCTATCGCTTGGGATGTCCGGGTCCGCTGGACCTAACCGGCGGCGCAGCATGCGAGCGGAGCCGGACCCTTCCGGGGGTATCTCGTCAGGCGGCCGGTTCGGCCGTTTCCCTCGCCGGGCGAAGCGTGAGCTGCGGATCGTCGAGGATCTGTTCCCACTGCTCCTGGCTGATTTCGCCGAGCTCGATCACGGTGCCGGCCTGGCTGAATTCGAGACTGGCGCGACGCCGGCCTTCCTTCGCCGTTGCGGCGACGAGCACGCGGCCGCTGCCGGGCTTCCGGCGGTCGCGATCGATGTCCTGCTCGGCGGCTTCGGCAGCGCCGGCCTTCGACTTGTTTTTCGGATCCATGACGATCTCCTACGGGCTTGCCAGAGCCCTCCTGGCGGAGGGCTCGACGCAAACCCGGCGGATCAGCCGAGCCAGGGCGCGACGACCAGCTCGACGCGCTTGTAGTCGAGGTTGGACTCGCCACCGGCCAGATTGGCCTTCGCGACGATGGTCTCGCCTGCGGAGCGGTTCGTCGGGCCGACCAGGAGAACGTTCGGCGTGATCGCCAGGGGCGCGCCATAGTCCTTCTTGAACAGCGTCATGGCGTCGTAAGCCGATTTGAAATTCGCAGCGTCGAGCGTCGCCTTCGAACCGAAGGCGGTCTGCCAGAAGCCGAAACCGGCGGTATTGCGGCTGTCGGCGCCGTAGACGAACTCCTTGCGCATGAACACCGACTCGTCGTCGGGATTGTCCATGGCGGCGAAGACCGGCTTCTGCCGGTTCTGGAAGATGATCGGCTTCACGGCCTTGGTGAGGTCGAGCAGGTACCAGGCCGCGCCGGCGCCGGCCTGCATGTTCGAGACCGAGATGACCGAGCCATCGGCATCGAGCACCGGATGGTCGGTGTCGAAGAAGTACTGGCCGTCGAAGCAGTTCGTGCTGAAGCCCTTGGCGAAGGCGGGGAAGATGAGCTCGTCCGGCTGGCGGGCGGCCGCATCGCCGAGCATGGTCATCAGCGGCGAGAAGATGCCGAAACGATCGTCGAGGATCGCATTGCGGGTCACCTTGACGGTGTCCTCCCAGTCCTCGTTGACCAGGCGATAGTCGCCGGTGCTGACGTTCTTCAGCTGGCGCTCGCCGACCCATTTCCGCATGCCGGGAATCTGGTTCAGGAAAGGATAGAGCTCCTCGGCCGTGGTCGACGGGACCTCGGTGGCGAAGCGGCCCCACATCGACGTGACAGCGGCGAGGCCGGCCACGAAGTTGGCACGGTAGCCGGTGGTCAGCATCCGCAGGTTGCTGGAATTGATGATCATGAACCGTCCTCGCGATCAGGTTTCTGGTTGCGGAGGGCGGATTTGAACCGCCGACCTCCGGGTTATGAGCCCGGCGCGCTACCGCTGCGCCACTCCACCGATTGTCAGGAAATCTCGACCCAGACGCCGGTCGCCTCGACCTCGAGGATCTTGCCGGCCCTGGAGCGGGCGCTGGAGCCGTCCGACTTCGCCACGCTCTCGTCGTCGACGATGAAGCAGTCGCCCAGGACGTTGGCCTGGACGCAGGCATCGGAGGCGTAGTTCTTGAACTTGAAGACGCCGCGCTTGACCTTGACCGAGAGCGCGCCGGCACTGCCGGATGCGTTGTCGATCGTCTCCTCGGCGCGGCCGGCGGCCTTCAGCGTCGTCGCGACCGAACCGGGCACGGCATAGCCGGAGGCGTTCACGGCGACGAGCGCGCCCTGGTAGATGGTGGTCGACGCAGCGACGGGGATGACGAGCAGGTCACGGCCGCGCTCGATGGTGTCTCTGGGCTTGGTCAACGCCATGGCGGCGCGCTCCTCGTGATGTTGCGGGATGGATCAGGCGGCGCGGGCGGCCAGGAAGGCCTCCTCGGTCAAGCCGAGGGTCTTCGCCATCGCCTTCTCCGCCTCGGAGAGCTTGCCGGCCGCGCCCTTGTCCGCGTCGGCCGTATCGAGTGCCGTGTCGGTGCCCGCCTTCAGCACGACAGGCATGGCGTCGATCGCCGCCTTGGTGCCGTCGTAGTTCGACTTGGCGAGCGCGAGGTACTGATCCTTCGCGGCGGGGGCGATCTTGCCGCCCTTGACGGCGTCGTCGACCAGCGTCGAGCAGCGCGCCGCCTGGGCCGCATCGTCGGCGTCCTGCAGCTTCTTCTCGGCGCTGGCGAGCGCGGTGACAGTCGCGTCGTGCTGGGCCTTCGGCACGAACTTCGCCGGGTCGCCGGCCTTCAGCAGCGCGATCGCCGAGACGACGTCGCCGGCGGAGGCGGTCTCGGCCAGGCCGAGCGCGATCAGGATGTCCTTGAGCATGGTGGCTCCGTTCTGGGGTGTTGCGGAAGCAAGCGCCGGCATGCCGAGCGCGGGGGCCGCCACGAGAGCGGCGGCCTTGACCAGGCTGGCCGTGATGCCGTCCTCGTCGCGATAGAAAGTCGGCGAGATGTAGCGGTAGGCCTTGGCCTTCAGGGCGGCGACGGCATCAGGCAGCCATTCGACGCGACCGAACAGCCCCTGTGGCCGGGCCTGCGTCTCGACGATCCAGGCGCGGGCTGGCTTGGCGCCGAGCGTGACCGTGAACTCGCTCTCGTGCTCGAAGTCGATCGGCAGCTTCAGGCCGCCCTCCGCGAAGACCGCGGCCAGGCGCTCGGGATCGAAGCGGAAGGAGCGGCCGTCGCGGGCGACGACATCGCCGCGGGGCGTCAGTTGGACCCACTCCGGCGGCACCAGCTCGCCGCCGGCCTGAGCGGCCGCCATCACAACCTCGAAGGCAGCGACGCCGGCGATGAGGCCGGCCGGCAAGGAGCTGCAGAGGGCGAGACGCTTGTTCATGCCCGCAACATGCGGACTAGCGGAAACGAAAAGGCCCCTGACGGGCGTCAGGGGCCTTGATTTGGTTTCGAGCACAGGATGGACTATATTCCGGTCGCGGTCGAGACAGTACCTCCGTCCCTGTGACGCGCGGGAGTTATGCCCCGCCGGCCGCCTCTTTCCTCTTCAGCCTGTCGGCCTGCCATTCCTCGACGCGGTGTGCACTATTGAGCAGCACTTCCTCGGCCGCGGTTCGCTTCATCACGACCATGAACGGCTTGCCGCCGACCCTGACCAGGACGCGCAGCTTGTCGCCGCTCTCGACCGCCTCCGGTTGATCGAGCCCCGCCTGCAGGGCTGTCCAGAAGTCCGCGCCGATCTCCGGATGCTTCGCAACGATCTTGGCTGCGTCCGCCACCGAGAGCGCAACCGTCCGGCTGGTCGTGCTGAGCCTGGCGGCCAGCGGATCCGGAAGCACGGCCACCGGCCAGCGCAAGCGACCGGCGCCTTCCTGCGCGGGATCGAGGCGCCTGCGATGGTCGAAGCCCGCGCCGTTCTCGGTGACATAGCTGAAGACAGGGTCCTGCCGCAGGCGGCGGACGGCCTCGCGGCGCGCCTCGCTGCCCATGCGGTCGAGGCGCTCGACCAGACGCCGACCGGCCATCTGCTCGCGAGCCTTGCCCGGATTGTTATCCCAGCCCGGATCGATGCCGGCCGGGACGAGGCGGCTCTCACCGGTCGTGCCATTCGTCCACGGGCGCGGATTGAGCGGCGGGCGCGTGAGCCCGGCGCCTTCGCGCGGCATGGCCCGGGAGCGGACCCGGCACTTACAGCGCCAGCCGTTCGGCGGGTAATGCGTCGACCACCAGCTATCGTCGACCGGAAGCGTCGTACCAACCCATGACAGATGCAGCGGCCGCTTCCGCTCCGATGTCGAGGTCAGATACTCGAGATAGGGCAGCACGTCCTTGACGCGCTGGATCCGTGCCCAGTCGCCGGCGGCCTCGGCCGAGCGAATATTGGCATCGTAGATCAGGTCGAGCCGCCGGAGCGAGCCGAGCTGGACCTTGGCGATCTCGCCGGTGCGCGGATCGATGACGCGCTTCTCGCCCCACCAGCCCTTCGCCTTCAGCACCGGCACGAGCTCGTCGCGGAACTGGCTGAAGGGAATGCGATCGACCACGGCCTTCCGGGTGGCGGTCCGGATATCGTCGAGCACATCGAAGCCGGCTGTCCGGGCGACCGTGAAGCCCAGCGCATGTTCGCGCGGCGCGACCTCGTCCCAGCGGAAGGACGGCCGCGAAGGCCGCCGGTCGAAATACTCGACGACGGGCTTCGGCGCCGTGACGAAGAGGTCTTCAACCGCCATTGAAGGGCGAGCCCCACAGATGGCTCAGGACGGCCGAGAGCAGTCGACCGCCCCGACGGGCCGCAGAATCTTTTGAAACTGAAATTGAAAGCGCTGTGGCCGTTTGGCGGCCGGTTTGTCTATCAGTCGAGACCGGCATCGCCACGCCCTCGACCCACCATCCCGAGCTTGCCGAGCCGACGGCCCAATCTCTCGACCGGCAGGTCCGGCGCCAGGCGTTCGATCGCCGCCTGGAATTCCTCATAGGATCCGGCTTCGTCGGCAGCCGCTCGGATCGCCGCGACGATCGGCGAGAGGTCGGGCTGCCAGCCGTCGAGCGCCTCGGCGACGAGCTCGTCGACTTCGTCGGGCTCGGCATCGGGATCATCGGCTGCGAGCCGGGCCGGGCCGCATGATGGGCAGGCACGCGGATCGATCCTATACGCCGAAGCCGCGGCCGCTTTCTCGACCGGCGTGACCTGCGCCGGTTTCGGCTGCGGGCCGCCCTGGTCTGGGGTCTTGAGCAGCCGCGCACCGGCGGCCGGTTCCTTCAGGCCGAGCTGGTCATAGATCTGGCTCGCCTCGACCTCGAGGCCGCGATCGACGAATTTGCCGACGGCGTCCGACCAGACCTGAAGATCCTTCCGCTCCGGGATCGGGAAGTGGACGCGAGGGTAGGCTTTCTGCGGCCCGAAATTCAGATCCACGATCGGGCGGATGAGCTGCTGCATGAGCGTCAGCTGCAGGTCTCGCGCATCGGACTTGCGGATATCGGCGCGAACCTTGTCGAGCACCTCCTCGCCGGCTTTGCTCGAGGCGGTGCCATCGCCCGGCTTTCCTATAACGAGCTTCGAGACCTGCTCGTCGATGAAGCGGACATTGGCCTCGAACGGCTTGTCGGAGAAGCCCTTCGCTTCGATGAAGTCGATTTCCATGCCGACCGGGATGATCGCGGCGGCGTCCCGGCCGAGGTTGCGCACGGCCGAGAGCAGCACGGCGCGATCATCGGCCGAGGAACCGGCCGAGTACTTCCCGAGCCGGAGAGGCATCCCGTAGATCTCGAGGAACTGGGCCCAGTCGCGCAGGCTGAAGCTCTTCAGCATGAACGACCAGGCGCCGACCCGCGCCAAGCCGTTGCGGGCGGGCAGGCCCATTTTCAGAAGTGGCACGTGGGTGATGAACTTCAGCGGATCGAGCGGGACGCCATCAGTCTCGCCCTGGACGCGCAGGCGGAACTGGCTGCGGGTCTCGCGATCGAACTGGAAGAGGCGCGGATCGCGCCAAATGTAGCGGCGCGGGATCCAGGCCGATCCCGTCTCCCAGATGGTCTCGACATGGGCATAGCCCTTCGAGAGCCCGTCCATCAGCATGTCGGGCAAGGTCTGGAAGGCCGGTGTCTCCACAACGTTGTCGCGCAGGAAGTCGGCAATCTCGACGTCCCGGTCATCCTCCGAGACCGGATCGACCTGGGCGTTGAGCGAGGTCACCGCGTTCTTCCGGGTCTCGAGCACGTAGCGGTAATGCGGCTCGCGCTCCTCGATCTCCTCGGCCAGCGTCAGGAAATCATAGACCTCGCCCATCGCAGCATCGCGCAAGGTGCGGGCAAGGCGCCCGGGATTAAGCCCAGGCGCGATCGCCTCGTCGAACTGGTGGCGGATGCCAGTGAGTTCCGGCACGGCGCGCTCCTGGGAGAGCGAGGCACGGTTGATGCGCATGGGGGCGCCATAGGCATCGAGCCAGCGAAAAGCGTCAGCCATGTTTCACCTCACCAGAGCCCGTCGCGTCGGCCCGGCATCATGACGTCGGTCGGCGCGTCGGGACGCGACCAGCGCTTGGGATCCCGACGGGTGATCTCATCGAAGCCCTTGCGAGCCGACTGGTAGCCGTAGGCGTCCATCGGCTGGCGCGTTGCGGAATAGGCCAGCACGATCGCCATGCCGGCGTCGCCGTGGCGCATGCCGCCGGCGGCGGCCTGGGTGCGAACATGCGGCAGGCAGGCGATGCCCTTCACCACCTTGAAGGCGCGCAGATCGGCGCCGACTTCGGCATTGCGCGGGATCGCGATCATGTCGTCTTCGAAGGCCGCCTTCACCGGCGGCATCTCGACTCGGTACCATTCCGTCGAGAGCTTCACCTCGACCATCTGCGGGCCGAATTTCTGCAACCCGGATTCGGCCAGGCTGGCGCCGATGCCAGTGGCGTCGGTGCGACCGCCGATGAAGCGAGGCAAGCCCGGGACGATCGCGTCGCGAATCTGTTCCTGCTGCTGGAAGGGGACGCGGAAGAGCTCGACCATGAACGGGATGACCCGGCGCATCAGCCGCGTGATCTGCATCGGGCACATCACCGTCAGGTCGCGCAGCCGGCCGATATCCATGCCGAAGCCCGTCATCAGGTTCTCGTCAAGGGTCGCGAGCATGACGGGTCGCAGTTCGTCCTCGATCCAGCGATCGACCTCGGCCCGCCGGCGATGCTCCGGCTCGAGGTTGAAGCTCTCCGGGAAGGACAGAGACAGCACGGGCGCGTCGTGCATGCGCGCCTCGATCAGGGGGCCGGGCAACCAGGCGCCGGCCCCCTGGCTGGGGATGCAGTAGAGCTCCTCGTCGGCGCCGGCGGCGTAATCGGAGATCAGCTTCTCGCGCCAGTCCGCCTCCTTCTCCGGCGTCCATTCACCGTGCTTGTGCGCATTCATCAGGCAGATGCGCTCGAACAGCCCGTCCTGCAGCGCCTCGTCCAGATCGAAGCGTACGAGCCCGTAGCGCAGCCGGCCGGCCCGGATATCGGTGATGAGCTGGTTGAAGGGATTGTCGACGCCGTTATGCGTCGAGATGATCAGCACCTTGCCGCCCCAGATCAGGAAGGCCATGGCCGCCTTGATCAGCTCGGCCAGATTGTCGACGAAGGCGGCCTCGTCGAGGATCGCGAAGCCCTGACGGCCGCGCAGGCTGCGCGGCTTCGAGGACAAAGCGACGATCGAGAAGCCAGAGGCGAAATCGATCTTCAGCGCCTTGATGCCCTTCTCCGAACCGTCGTCAAAAATGACCTCGCCGGTTTCGCTGATCGCCTTTTCGTAGAGCTTCGACCACATGGCCGCGGCGTCGATAAACTCCTTCGCCATGTCGTGGGACGTGCCCATGTAGAGCGTGTCCATGCCGCCGTCGGCGCGGGTGCTGGCCGAGCGGAGCACGGCGTCCGCCGCCGCGCCGAAGGTGGCGCCGGTGCGGCGGCTCTTCTCGACGACGACGACATCGTGAACGTCGCACTGGCGCGCAACCTCGGCCTGGTAGTTCAGCAGGATCGCGGTATCGCGCCACGTATCGGCGGTGGCCCGGCCCTGCGCCGTGCGGATGCTGACCCACTCGTCCCGCTCAGGACGAGCCGTCACGTCGATCGACGCTTCGATGAGATCGGTCTCAGCCATCGCGCACCCCGAAGAGCTCGCGGCGGAAGGCATCCTTTGCCTCGGTTGAAAGCCCCTTGAAGGCCGCGGATTTCTCCATCGCTGCGTCGGCCTGCTTCAGCACCTCGGTCCGAGCCTTCTCGGCCGCGCGCTTCTCGATCGCGACGGTGCGGGCGACATCGTCCTTCGACGCCTTGCCGAGATGGTCGAGCGCCTTGGCTAGGAGCATGACCTGCATCGGGTCGAGCGTGACCGGCTCGCCTTCCTCGGAATTGACGCCCGACATCATGTCGAACATGGCCTGGTGCATCAGCTCGATGTTGAGCCGGGTCGTCTTGTCCGGCTCGGCATCCCCCAGGCGACGCACGATCACGTCGGCGATCGCGCGGGATTTGCGCAGGCGCTCGGCGACGGCCTCAGCCTGCTGGAGATGACGATGCAGGGCCGAGCGCGAGGGCAACGCCGCCACGTCGAGCTCGCGCAGCTTCGCGATGATCTCGTCAAGCGTGCGGCCCTGCTCGCGCAGGCGCCCGATCCAGTCGCGGACCTCGGGCGGCATCCGGTCGATCGAGCTCGGGCGCTTCGCCATGGTCAGAACTTCGGTGAGGGCTGGTCGACCATCGGGTGCGGCCGGCCGTTCGCCACTTCGAGGCCGAAGCGGGTCAGCGTGGCGAAGACGAGCGTCTTGCCGTTGTGCGGTTCTTCCTCGCGGGTGACGAGCGCATGCTGCTCCAGCAGGACCAGGTCGGCGGCGATCGTGTCGTCATAGACGGCATGGCGCATGGCGCGCACCGCCTTGGTCAGCATCGAGGCCGACAGGGAATAGTTGGGCACCTCGGAGAGAAGGCGCAGGATGACCAGGCGGCGATCCTTGGCGAGGGTATCTGCCAGCGAGCTCATGCGCTCTTCTCCAACATGTGCTTGAGGATCAGGCCCAAGGTCGTGTCGATCTTCGTCACCGTCTTCTCGACGCCGCGAATGGTTTCCACGGAGGTGGCAACCTCCTTCTCGACACGGCCGATCCGTTCGCCGAGCGCCTGGACTTCCTGCCGATCAGGGAGCTGGCGCAGATCCGCCTCGATCTTGCCGACGCGCTGCTCGATGGCGCGCTCGTTGATCGCGACGTGGTCGCTCAGATTCTTGATCGACTCCTGCAGGGTTGCGGTCTGAGCGTCGTGCTGGGCCTTGGTCGGGAACTGGCTGCGCAGGAAGAACATGCCGACGCCGACCAGGACGGTCAGCGGCACGGAGATGATCCACCAGATGTCCTTCGCGAAGGAGAGGATCGAAGGCCAGTCCAGATTCGTCACGGCACGGCTCCATCGACGGCCGCGACGGCCGCCGCCCGCCTCGTTTCGCAGATGCGCAGGGAGGCGCGATCGCGGCCCCAGCTGTTGGTGACCTCGGAGGCGCTCATGTCGCGGTCCGGCAGCGCAGCAGGTTCGGCGCAGCGCTGGCGGGCGACGGCAGGGAGCTCCGGCTTGGTGAACGCGACCTGCACGGTCGGTTCAGGGTCTGGCGCCGTCGAGCACCCGGACGCGATCGCGCCGGAGCACAAGATCAGCGCCGCCAGCAAGCGCCGCATCGTTCTTCTCCAGTTGGTTCAACTGCTCTTGAAACCGGCTTTCGGCATCGCGCGCCGCCGCGTCCGCCTTTGCGGCCGTGATCGCCTGATCGGCCCGCGCGGTCGCGACCGCCGCATTCGCCTTGGCGATCTGCGCCTGCCATTTCGCGTCCTGCGCGTCCCGGGCAAGCGTCGCCGCCTTGTCTTGCAGGCGGCCGATTTCGACCAGACCGCGCCAGAAGCCGAGACCGCCGGCGGCGAACAGCGCCACTACGACGATGATGACGGCGATCGACTTCCAGTTCTTCAATGCCCAAGCCTCCAGCATCTAGAGGCCCTCAAGGCAAAGCTCGCGCTCGCCGATGCGCTGGGGGTCACCGTCTTCACGGCGGCGCTTCAGGCCGTCGATCACCTGGCCGCCGGCACGGTTGAAACGGGTGAAGGCCTCGCAGCTCTCCCGATAGCGGCCCTGGCGCGCCAGATCGGCCGCGGTGGATTTGCAGATGGCACCGACGCCGACATTGTAGGAGGCGGATATGGCGACCGCCTGCCAGCTCTTCGGCTTGTCGTCGAAGCCGGCGATGCAGCGGGTGAGCGGCAGGTAGTAGTCGCTCATGACGCGCTTCGAGAGCATCGTCTTGCACTCGGCGGGGCTGAAGCTCATGCCCGGCCGGACAGGCTTTCCGTCCACCCGCGTCTCGCCGTAGCAGATGTCCCAGATCTTGGCGTAGCGGTCCCAGTGCGAGCTGGTGACCAAGCCTTCCCAGGGGATGATCAGTGCCGACGTCGCCAGCGAGATGGCGGTGGCCGCCCCGGCGATCGCGACCTTGGCGCGCTTACTCGCCATTGGCCGGCCCCGAAACGGTTTCCTGTGCGACCAGGCGCGCAATAAACGCGCCCGCCGTTGCCGCGAAGGACAGACCGGCGAAAGTGCCAGCCGGCACGTCGATGGCCTCGCGGATCAGTGGCAACGCGATCTCGGCGCCCGAGAGCACGCCCGCCAGAACGATCAGGCGGATTGACCAGGCGTGCTTCAGCACGCGCTTCCAGTTCCAGACGAGTTTGAAGGTCACCAGGCGCCTCCGGAGAGGCGCTCTTGACTTGGGGGAGCGGCCTCGGGAATGATCCCGACATTCCCGAAATCGTCGCGCATAGAGGCCCCGGACGTGCGTCCGGGGCGGCTTCAGAACAGGTCGCCCTGCCCGTTGTCCTGTCGCTGCTTCGATCGGAAGCGCCGCACCGAACGTTCGGTGATACCGACTTCCGCGGCGATCTGGTTGGCGGAAGAGCCACGCGCCTGCGCATCCGCGAGCGCCTTGGCCCGCCGGCGACGCTCAGCGAGGAAGCTGCCTGCCGGGCCGAGCGGCACGATCACGCGCTGGCGGCGATGCCCGGATGTGAAGTGCGCCGAGATGCGCTCCGCCTTTTCCAGTCCTACCGCAACGACCAGCCAGTGGTCCGGCCGGAGCCGGGTCGGGATGATGACATCCTGCCCACCCTTTGCATCGGCGATCGCCAGCGCCGCATCGATACCGGCGATCTCGGCGATCTCGCGCAGCAGCTCGGGCAGATCGGGCCAGCCGGCGCGGCTCACCGGCGCCTCCGCATGGAATCGTCCAGGACGGTGACGAGCTCGCCGCCGCGCACGACATAGCGCAGCCCATCCGCGACGATCGCATAGTCTGTGATGCCGGCCCGCTCGGCCTGGCGCCGGCCGCGTTCCAGCGCGCCGGCGATCAGGGCGCGCAGCTGCTCGACATCGGCGGCGCCGGAGCGCTCGAGGAAACGGACGAAGGCGTGATCGGTGACGCGGATCATGACTGTCCCCGCAACCGCTTCTGCCAGGCCTTGAGCTGCTCGATCGCCTCGCGCGTCTGGGCGGGCTTCAGGAATTCCGGCGCGGCGACCTGAAACCGGCGCAGCACCCAGGCGCGCAGCGCGTCGCGATCGAGCGGGCCAGAATGAAGCGCGCCCCAGAGCGCGTAGATCTTGCGGGTATCGTCGCGCTCGGCGCGCGGCCGGGTCGATTCCTTCGGTTGCCAGCCGAGGCGCCTGAACTCGGCGATGACGGCGATCGCCGCCTTCTCCGAGAGATCCTTCGCGCTGGCGACGCCGGCGATGCGAGAGAGCAGCGCCCGATATTCGGCGTCCTGGAGCGCGAGCTCCTTCTTGGCGATGTGGATCTTGGCGAGCATGGCAGGGTGGCTCATCGACGAGTCCTCGCGATGGCGGCGAGCAGCGCGACGCGGCGCTTCGTCAGCCGTTTCAACGCGCCTTCAACGATGGTGGAACGGCGTGGCGCGACGCCGGCGATGACCTGCAAGAGACGGGCGCGCTCCTCGTCGACCCGGCGCAGCTCGTCCTTCGCCAGCAAGGCCGAGATGGCGCTGGCGTCGGAGGGAGCTGGGCGCGGGGCGAAGAAGCGCGACATGCTTCAGGCGGCCTCCACGTCGAATTTGCCGGCCTCATCGCCCCACGCTGTCCAGCCGCCGCGGTTGCGTCGCGAGAAGATGTCGGCACGGCGGAGCGCCTGGGGCATCATGCGTTCGGCGATGGCATAGGCCTCGTCCGGCTTTTCTGAATGGCGGCCGAGCGGCGCGAGGAAGGCGGTACGGATGTTGCGGACGCTCTCCGGCCGGCCGAGCGTGCAGATGATGAAGGGCTCGGAGGCGCAGCGCAGGCGATAGCCGGTGCCGAAGCCGAGCTTGCCGTTCTTCGTCGTCTTTACCCACACCCCGGTGGTGACGAACTTCAGTCCGAGGCGACGGCAGAGCGCGACCTGCTGGTCGATCATGGGATGCGTCGCCCAGACCCAATAGATAGCGTCGCCGCGGCCGAGATCCGCGATCGGGAAAGTCGCGCACTGCTCGATCGAGAGCGTCTTGTAATGCGCCTCCGGGGCCTTCTCCTGCTTGCCCGCTTCGCTCCAGGCTTCGAACCGCCATGGGAAATCCACCATGACGAAGTCGAAGGACATCGGAATAAGATCGCCGAAGCGCCAGCTCATGCCGCCACCTCGCGATTTCGGAAATCCTCGTCGCCACCAGCGAAATAGCTCGGACGGCGTTCCATTTCCTCGGCGATGAAGATGTCGGCGAAGAGTGGAACACGTCGCTCCAGGCGAGATCGCAGGTTGCGCTGGCGTGCCCGGGCTTTCGCCTCGGTGCTCCAGCGCCGGATAGGTTTCTGCGTCACAAGCTCCCATCGGACCGCATAGCCGCAACCGGGCGTCCAGTGCGTCATCACCTCGGCCGGGCACCGCTCGCCTCGTGGCACCAGGACAGCCGCCAGCACGCGGGGCCCGGGAGGCTGCGTGTAGGGATTGCCCCAGCAGAGCGAGTAGCGGACCATGTCGGTCATCGCGCCGGCTCCCAGCGGATGAGCACGCCCTGAAATGCCAGCTCCTCCTCATCGGAGGCCTCGGGATGCACGCCCTGCCAGAAGGCTTGCAGGTCAGCCCAATGCAGAAAGCCGTCCGCACGCGCGAAATCGTCAAGCATCGTCGTGATGCCGAATGCTGTACCGGTATCGGTGAAGCGGACGTAGCCGAGTGCTACGAACAGCTCGATCGGCCGCACCTCGACGCAGATCTGGTCGGCCACGATCTTGCGGCAGTGCTTCGTCCGCATGCCCTGATAGAGCTGGATCGCCTCGCCCGGCTGGGCATGGCGCTTGCGCGGCGCTCTGATGGTCTGACGCTTGATGATCCCGGTGGCAGGATGGCCGCTCGCAATCGGCTCGGCGAAACGCTTGTTGAAGGAATAGGCGACCATCAGCGGACAGAGCCTCCCACCGCAGCCATGGCCATGAAGGCGGCTAGCTCGTGGAGCGTGATCAGGCACATCTCGGGGTGGTCGGCTGGGCTCGTACGATCATCCATTTCGCTGAGCTCGCGCCAGCAATCGTCGATCGCCTTTGGTCCCCGCAGCACGGCATGGCGCGCCTCGGCCGGGAGCTTCAGGAAGGCGCGGATCTCGTCGGCGTTGACCGCGAGGGTTTCGAGAGTGCGAACAGCCGTCTCCAGCTTCTGCAACCCGTGCTCGGCGATCGCCGGCTTGCGCAGCTCGCGGATCTTGGCGCCGGTCATGAGGCTGCGCTGCCGCACGACGGCGAACTTCACCTCCTCGATCTGCTGGACGAGCGGGATGGCGGGCGCGGTCATTCCACGCGCTCCCAGTAGATGCTGTTGACGTAGCTGTATCGCTCGCTGCGCCGGACCTTGCCCATGCGCTCCAGCCGCTTGAGGCGGCGATAGATCAGCGATCGCTCCGAAAGCAGCTTGAGCCGATCGGCAACGCGCTCGGTGCGACCGCCATCGCGGATGGCCTCAAGAATAGCCTCGTCCGATACAATGAAGGTCCGATCGGTCATGCGGACCTCCCGAAGAGGCTCTCGCCATCGGCCTGGGCGCGCATATGCTCCGCGATAGCCTTCATCAGGGCGATTTCTTCGTCGGCCTTCTGTCGGGTCATCTTCCCGGTCTGGACCCGGCGGGCGTAGACGCGCTCGCGGAAGCGAACCTCGCGTTCGGCCGCAACCGCAAGCTGATCAAATGTGAAGCGAGGCGCACTCATGCCGGCACCTTGATGATCTCGGGCTTGGTCAAGCCTAGCCGCGGCGCCAGGCGCCGGACGATGGCCGCCGCGACCGCCTCGCCAGGCGCGCGATCGTTCCTTGCGGCCTTGTCCGCCTCGCGGATCAGGTTGAGTTCTCCGACCGAGCCGATGAAGCCCGTCTCGCTCCGACCCTGGATGAGCCACATCGCGGCGAGGCGACCCATCGACTTGACGATGGGCCCGGTCAGGCCGCCGCGGACGGCATTCTTGGTTTCGGTCACCGCGCGCAGGCCCAGGATCGTCGCCTCGGCGCCGTATTCCTGGATGAGCTCACGGACCGCGCCGATCGCCATAGTTTGGCCCGGCGCCTGCTTCAGCTCCGGTACCGGATAGGAGAGTATCTTGGCGCCGCCGGCCTTGGCCACGCGCTCGACCTCGCGGGCCGTAGCGTCGCCAGCGGCCACGGCAGCCTTGTGCATCGCGAGGGTATGAACACGGGTTACGGTCCCGTTGACTGCGGTGAAGGCCTTCGCCTGCTCGCCGGGAGCCGCCAAGATGACCTGGCATGGTACCGAGGCATGGCCGACCAGCATCGCCGCCGTGGTGCGATGCTGACCATCGACGACCGCATACCGGCCTCCGGCTATCGGCGCGACGACGACGGGCGAGAAATAGCGCCAGTCGAACAGCTCGGCGATGCGCTTCACGTTGCGCTTGCCCTGCGCGGTGATGTCGCGCTGGTAAGCCGGGTCGACGACCAGGGCGGCAATATCGAGCCATTGCAGTTGAGGCGCCGGCCCGCACTCCTCGACGGGGCGGCGCGGGACGTCGGCGGCGAAGTCATCGATCGAGATTGGGCGCAGGCTCATCCGAAGATCTCCGTCAGTTCGGGAAGGGTTTCAGGCTCGGGCTGGCGGCGCAGCACCGCGAATTCCTGCGGCGGGCCGGCGACCTTCTCGGTGCGCTGGTAGGCGACGAGGCGGTGGCCGAGGCAGAAGCTGCTCGGCCAGGACGTGACGGCGCCGCAGACCCGGCGGCCGCCGAACGTGTCGCCGCGGAGCGAGGGCTGCGAGACAGCCTCGCAGACGATCCAGCGGCACTGGCCGGCCTTGGCCCTGGACAGGAGGATGCTCACCGGCTGGCCTCCTCGGTGACGCGGCAGTCGGCCGCCGGCACGATGAAGACCAGGCCGTCATCGGCGCGGATCCGGAGATGGCTCTCCGAGCTCGGGCCGACGACGCGGGCGGTGAAGTGCAGCTCGCCCTGCTCATGGTCGAAGGTATCGACCTGGACGAGCGCCTCGCGGGGGAAATCGGAGGGGACCATGTCAGACCTCCTCCACGAGATCGTCGAGGTCGCCCTCGTCGCGACGCTTGAGGTAGTCAGCGGTCTCCGCGGCGGTCATGAACCGCCAGCTCTCGAAATGGTCCGAGCGGAAGCCAAGCGCCTTGGCAATCGCGGCAGGCAGGGCGTCATCCGCGAACGCGACGTGGACCGGCAGTTCCTTGATCGCCACCGCCATTTCAAGGCCGGTGGCGTCGCTGGTCATGAAGAGGGTGTAGGTCACCCGCATATGAGCGGGCAGCCTTTCCGGGATCAGGGAGGGCGAGGTCTCGGCCATGGCGCCCTCACGCTGCCGCGAGGTCGATGGTCACCGTCGACCAGGCCCCATCCTCTTCGCGGATCCGGAAGCGGAGATAGGCCTTGGTCCCGATGACACGGATGCTATCGCGGATCGCGTCCATGGCGCGCTGCCAGCGCTCGTCGGCGATCTCCATGGCGAGCATGGAGAAGAGCTCGCCGCGGTTGATCTGGCCTTCCTTCTCGACGCTGAAGACGCGGTTCACCAGCGAGCGCAGGGCCTCGTGACTATCGGCGCCCCATTCCTTCAGGCACTCGTCGACCAGACGTTTGGCCGCCTGCAGCTCCGGGCCGAAGGCGATCTGATCGGCGATCTTCACCTCGACCTTCATCGTGTCGTCGAAGGAGGTGTAGCTGCAGTTGCCCTTACCCGTGCTGGGCGGGACCTTGTACTCCTGCTCGAGAAGCGACTGGAAGGCGGCGAGATCCGCGAAGGTATGGCCCTTGAAGCGCCGAACCTGATCCGACAGGTCGCGGGCGAAGAACATCACCTTGCGCACCATCTCGTCTTCGAGCAGGCGCTGCGGCTTCACCGTCCCGAGCGCCATCAGGTTGCCCTTGGCGTCGCGCATGTATTTCTCGGCGCCGACCTCGACGATGCCCGCGTGCATGGCTGCATCAGCCGCAGCGCGACCGGTGCCCTGGGCCGCCGCCTGGATGGCTGCCGCGACCCCGGCCCAAGCGGCGCGCTCGTCGTCATGGACCTCGTCCCAGTGGATGACGGCCGCCGAGAGCGGTTCGGGAAGGCGCTGGGCCGCCTCGTAGGCAGCGCGCGCGAGCGATTGCGGGTCAGGCTGCATCGGAATTCTCCATATCGGGGGACGTGATCGGGGCCGGCGCGTCATGGTCGACGACGAAGCGGCAAAGGGCGATGATCTCGGAGACGCCGACGCGCACGGCCTCGCGCTCGGGAGCCGCCAGGACGCGACGGGCGGTGGCGAGCGGATCGGCGGCTTCGGCCATTCTCAGAACACCGACACGCTGCAGGGCGGCGAGCGTGTGGAGCAGCGCATCTGTCGCCGCTCGGAAATCGGGGTCTGAAGCCCGCAGCTCCTCGGCCCGCTTCACACCGAACAGGACAGCCGAGTGATCCCGATTTCCGACCAAGCGGCCGAGCGCCCCCGAGGACAGCGGCGTGAGCTTGCCGGCCAGCCAGAAGACCGTGAAGCGCGCCTGGCTGATGTCATCGGTGCGACGGTCCGAGACGACATCCCGGCGCGCGAGCCCCGTCGTGGCGCAGACCGCCTCGACGATCATGTCGACGGTGACGTGCCGCTCGCTCATGCTGCGTCTCCGCCGCCGAGCGGCCGCGGCCGCGGCGCAATCGGCATGAGCACGACATTCGTGTCGCCGACCGGCGTGGCGAGGGCGGCGAGACCGGGACGCGAGACATGATCCGGCTCGCCGTCCAGCTCGCGCTGGAGCTGGAGCTGCTGGGCCTTGAGTGCAGCCTGGTAGCCGGTGGCGACCGGTGCCGGCGTTACGCGATCCAGATCGCAGGCGACGGCGTGGAGCTCGTCTTCGAGCTCGGGCATGAGCTCTGCCTGGCCGACGACGAGGTCGGCCTCCTTGACCGCGATATCGAGCAACACCGCGACGCGGCCGCATTCATCGGGCGTCATGCCGATGCCGCGAACCGCGCAGATGCGGGCATGGTTCGCGAGGCGCCGCAGATCGATGGGGAGAGAGCTGGCCGCCATGGTCAGAGCTCCCGGCCGAAGCGGGCGACATGATGCCGGCGGCGCTCGTAGCGCTCGGTCGAGGCGAAGCCGCAGAGCCCGCCGAAGCCGAGCAGGCCGCCGCCGGCGGCGAAGAGAGCGTAGATCTCGGGCTCGCGGACATAGGCGAAGAGCACGCCGGCGGCGAAGGGGCCGAGCATGGCGGCGCCGACGCAGAACAGTTTGAAGGCGGATTGAAAGAGCATCAGGCGACATCCTTCTGCTGGCGGTTGGGGCAGGTGCGGCAGGCGTGAAAGAGCCGCGCGCGGGTGGAATTGGTCGCGGCGAAGGGCTTGGCCTGTTCGGTCAGGCAGCGGTCGCGGCCGATCGCGTCGAGGATCGGGCACATCACCATCTCGCCCATCAGGGCGCCGCGGATCTTGGCGAAGACCTTCGGAAGGTCGCCCGGATACTTGTTCGCCAGGACGTGGCTGATCACCGCGTCGGAGTAGTTGAGCTGCTGGGCGACGGCCCGGGAGGTCCTGGCCTTGCAGGCCTCGGCGAGGATGAGGACCTCGGCCGGGATGGCCTCCCCCCAGGCGGCGTGCGCCTTCGCGATCTGGTCGCGGGGAGCGCTCATGCCGCCCTCCCGACGTTTTCCGAACCGTTAAGGTTAACGGACCGGCCCAAATTGCGATCGTACAGCACGGCGCCGCGCTCGACCGTGGCCGGTGCGAGGGGGCCGGTGTTGAAAGCCGGCATCAGCTTCCAGTGTGCCTGCTGACCGGAACGGGTCCGGCGCCCGATCTCGACGAGATAGCCGGCCTTCGCCAGCACGCCGACATAGCCGCGTGCCAGCTTCTCCGAGACCGCGACATCGGACGTCGTCGCTGCGATCGCGATCTCGCGGACCGTGAAGAACTTCAGCGCGCGGATCGCGGTCCAGAGCTGCTGGCGGCCCCGGCCCTGACGGTTCTCGAACCCGGCGCGCCGCTGGATCGGCGCAGGCAGGCGGCGGTCCTTGACCTTGTAAACAGTCGCGGTGCGGTTCTTGATCGTCGGCCGCTCACCGATCGCGAGGACGTGGCCCTGCTTGGCGCAGAACACCACATAGGCCTTCACCGTCCGGAGGGCGCAGCCGTTCGTGAGCCCATGGACGTCCGCGATGGTGAAGCCGCCCTTCGCCGAGAGCGCGATCATCGCATTCCAATAGCGCTGCGGGCCCTTGAGGCCATGGCTCGGCAAGACGCGCTTCATGCCGCCCTCCGGCCGCGAGCCGGGGGCTCGCCGGTATAGAAATCGCTGTCCGGGAAGGCATCGAGATTGCTCTGGTTATGGACGCGCGCCCATTCGATGGCCTTCTCAAGGTTCACCGTGATGCGGCGAGCCCGGCCGGTCGATTTGCGACGATTGCGTTCGAGGAAATCTTCTGAGTACTTCAGGGTCTCGGGCACGAAGAGCCGCGCCAGGAGGGCGGTATCCTCGATATCGCAGGGCTGGGCGGCCACCCATTCGAGCACCCGGTTATGGGTCCGCTCGGAGCGCTGCAGCTTCGACGGCAGTTCCTCCTCGCCGATCAGGATGATCGGGACCTGCGTCGCCTCGTGGATCTCGCGGATGATCTCGATGAAGCCCTTGTCGACGGCCTTGTCCGCCTCGTCGATCAGCAGCGGCGGGTGACCGGGCAGCGCCAGGCGCTCGATTGCCATCTCGGTGAGCTTCGGCACGGTCCCCTTCGGGTCGTGCACGCCAAGCTCCTTCATGATCGCGCGGATCAGGGTTAGCCGGGTCCAACTGTCGCCGATCTCGACGCGCAGCGCGTCCTTCTTGTTCTGCAGATAGATCGCGGCGAAGGTCTTGCCGAACCCCGAATAGCCGTTGAAGACGCCGAGGCCGGGGAGATGCGGCGGCCGCTCGATCAGCCGCTCGGCCAAGGTCAGCATGGCCGCCACGTTCTTGAGCGGAGCCAATGTTCCCTTGGGCTTGTGCGAAGTTCCGTTGCTCATGTATCTTTCCTCGTGAAGACTGTTCAGCCCCGGTTCGCCGGGGCTCTTTTTTGGGCGGGGCCTAACGCAACGCCGCCTCTCCAAATTCCTGGTGGAGCGGGTCGAGGGCTTTCTCGGCCCGGTATTCCGCACTGGTCTGGTAGGAGCCGAGCCAAACGGCATCGGCAGTCTCCACAGGTTCGCTGCCGGCGATGGCTGCCTCGATGTCGAGCGCGCGGCGGTATCGCTGCCGCGGTGTTTCCTGCTGGCGCAGCGGCGTGACCTTGGCCGGGGTGGCCGAAGAGGCAGCCTCCTCCAGCAGCTCGCGATGTCGCGCGGCGGCGGCGTCCGACAGCGGGGCTGCGACAGGCGCCTCGCCCCGACGCAGAGCGGCAAGCTCCGCGCCGACTTCGAGCGCCGGGGTGCTGTGGATTTCGCTGCGCGGCGGGAAGGCGACGAGGTTGCCGGCCCGGGCTGCGGCCTCGGCCATGCGATGATCGAGCACCGTGCGATCCGTGACGCGTTTCGACCGGAGCATCGCCTTCGCCTCGGCCATCTGCTCCTCGACGACGCGCGCCTGCATGGCCTTGCGCTGCGCCTGCAGTTCGACCGGGTCGACGCCGGCGAGCTCGCCGTTGACCGCGCGGCCGAGCGGCCGATCCATGGTCTCATCGGCGAAGAGCCAGATCGTGCCCTTGTCCGCAGGATCGAGCGTCACGAAGACGCGCTCGCCGGGCAGCAGGCCCATGGGTTGGTAGTAGAACTCGTCGACCAGGACACCGCGCTTGCCGACCGTGCGATATCCGTCGCCCTTCGGCGCCTGCATCAGCAGCGCGGCCAGCGCGTCGGCATCGACCGTGCGGATCGGATGGGTCGAGGACGCCGCCTTGGCGAAGGGCGTCATGTTGCGGATGCCGCGATGCTCGTGATGGGCGTACATGTCGGCCGCCCAGACGTCGCAGATCCGTTGCAGCTCCTCTCCCGTCATGGTGACGTTGAAGGCGGCATTCTCCTGGCCAAGGCGCTGCGAGAAGGCCTTGCGACCTTCGATTTTCTTGCGCTGGGCGACGTTGTGTCCGACGAACCCCGGCAGCATCCGGGCACAATCCGTCTGGAAGGTCCTGATGTTGCGCTCGACCACGCCCTTCTGCCAGGGCGAGAAGGCGGCGGAGCGGATCGGATCGATCTGCAAGCGGGCAAAGAGACGCACCGTGGCGCGAGCGACGAAATCGGAGCCGTTATCGGTCTTGACCGCATCCGGCACGCCCCAGGCCAGAATGGCCTTGCGCATGAGGAGCTGCACGGCCTCGGAGCGCGGCGTCTTAGAGATGAACAGGATGATCCGGCGCGACCAGTAGTCGATGCAGACATAGACGGAATGGCGGCCATCGGTGCACATGGCGTCGACCGGCGACGCATCGATCTGCCAGAGCGCATTGAGGTGCGGCGCCATGAAATCGAAGGTGCCGGAGACCTTCATCTTCGATCGGAAGCCGTCTGGGTCCGTCATCTTGAGCAGGCCGGCGGCGTATTCCTGCTTCCAGGCGCCGAGGCGGATCTCGAATGCGCGCTGGCCAGGGAGCGGCAGGCCCGCCTCGGTCAGTCGAGCGCCGAACTCGCCCGTTACCGCCTTGTAGATCTGGCTGGCGGTGTAGAGGTCGTTGAGCGAATGCACCGCGATGGCGAAATGCTTGATCTCGCCATCGAACGCGGCGTCGAGCACGCCCTGGCCGCGCCTGCCGGCTCCCCGGTCCACGGCCAGCCGATCGGTTTCACCATCGCGGGAGGCTGAGAGCCAGCGCTGCGCAGTCCGGGTAGAGAGCCGCGGCAGCACCGCATGCGCCCATGCCGGGATTTCGATGCGGCCGAGATTGTAGAGGTCGACGAAATAGCTGATCGCCAGGGTCTGCTTCATCTCCGAAGAGCGGACGAAGGCCTTGAGAGCGCCGAGTACGGCGAGCCGGGCGTCGAGCTGCAGCGTCGAGGCGCGCGTGGCAGCGGGCGGGGGCTCAGGGGCGGCCTGCAGGGCCTCCGCCGGCGCCGACGTCTCAGCCTGCCCGGCCTGCGGACCGAGATAGGCGATGCGTGCGGCCACCGGCAGCAGGCGGATATGATATTCCTGACCGCCGCCTCGGCCGGCGCGCTGACGGCACCATGCCGAGAAGCGGGCCCAGTCCTCGCGCCGGGCCAGTTCGACGACGTTCTGGCGCGTCGTCGGCATGTCGGGCAGCGCGAGATCCGCGATTTCGGAGGAGGTCAGCCAGAGCTTCACCGGCGGCTCTCCCGGGCCACCGCGTCCAGCTTCATCCAGTAGCGATGCAGCGACGACAGGCTGTGCGCGCGCGCTCTTCCAAAGCGCTCACGACACAGCGCGACAGCTTGTTTGATCTCCACGAGGCGATGGAGACGCGTGACGAGGAGCGCGACCTCGACATCCTGCCACCAGGACGGCCTGCGCCCATGGCTGAGGATCGGCATGGCCGGAGCAGCAGGCTCTTTTGCCTCTGTCGCCGTTTCCTCGCCCAGCAGGACGATCAGTTGGCGGGCCTCGCCGCGCAGTTCGAACAAATGGCGGCGCGCCTCGTCAAGCGCACCCGCCGCGGGAGGCGCCGAGCCGTGCGCAACCGGCTTGATGGCCCCGTCCAGCATCTCGCTGACCCCGAGAAAGCGCATCAGGAAATCGCCGAACCGATCGGGCTTCACAGGGCATCACCCTTCTGCGAGCGGGAAGGCTTGGCCGGCTTGCGGCGACCGGCGAGCTCCGCCTTCGCCATGTCGATCAGCGTTTCCAGATCGAGCGCTGACATGCGCGGCAGCATCGGCTCGATTTTGGTGAGGAAGCGGTCCGGCTCGCGAACGGCCCCGCCTTCCGGGACGAGCCCCGCAGCCTCGCGGGCCGCGCCGAAGGAAAGCTTCGGTTTCGCCGCGACGGCCTTGGCCACCGCGAGCTGTTGATCGACGGGCAGGTCGGCCAGCGCCCGCAGCTGTGATTGGTTATCGGCGAGCTTGGTGCCGTCGATGAGAGCCACGACATCCGGGGAGAGAGCGGCTGCCAATTCGCGATCGCGGCGGATGGAGCCTTCAGACAGCCCGGTTCGGCGAGCAGCCTCCTTGTTGAAGGCCGACCAGTTGCTCAAGTTGAGCAACTGGTTTTGGGCGAGCCATTTCTTAGACTTGCGGTCGCCGCCGTTGCGCGCGTTCGCGTTCTCACCAGCAAACAGTTCGGCCAACTGGCCGATGAAGCGGGCGCGCTGCAGCTTGTTGAGCTCGTTGCGGATGAGGTTCGCATGGATCTCGTGCCGCCGGCGCTCGATCACCGTCATCTCGCGGATGCGGGCGGGGATCGTGACGCGACCGAGCCGCTTGAATGCTTCGAGGCGATGCTCGCCGTCGACCAGTTCCACCCGATTGCTGTCGGCGATCGCCGCCACGGCAATGGCCTGATGCAGATAGCCGCATTCGGAAACAGAGGCCGCGATCATCTCGACCTTGTCGCGATCGACGAGGCGGAGGCGGTCGACGACATCGATCGCGGCGATCTCGATCTCGATCTCGTGGTCAGGGAGGGGCGCCGCGGACGTCAGGCTGAGCACGTCGTGCATCACGCGGCCCTCGATGCGCCGATTAGACCGATGCGGTTGTCGCGCTTGTCGTAAAACTGCGGCCAGATGTGGTGTCGCGGCACACCCAGAGCCTCAGATATGAGGCCTTGGACCTTGGGCGCGGGGCGTTCCATCCCGCTGTAGATCGTGAAGCGGCTGAGGTCGTTCTGCCTCGCCAACTCGGCTGCGGTGATGCCCTTCTCGCGTAGCGCGAAAATGATGGCCTGCTTGGTCCAATTGCTCGCCATAGGTGTCCTGTCTCGCAATGCCGGATTTGGCGTGTTAACCACACATCTAGACGGCACTTGTGGTGAGAACATCACATGTGAGGATAGTGGTCAAGCCATTTCTGGTGACTGAATAGCGAGAGGGCACTCATCTGCCGATTGATGACGCAGAATTGGCGGCAAGATTGCTTGATGCAATTGAGCGCGCTGGCGGCCGGGCCGTCATCTCCGAGCGAACGGGAATACCGTTGAGCTCAGTCGACCGCTATTGCCGCAACCAGTCAGCGCCGCCCGCGGCGCGGTTGGGTGAAATTGCCCGCGCCTGTAACGTCAGTAGCGACTCGATCATTTTTGGTGGCGAGATTGCGCCAATTGTGCCGATGACTCGGACGCAGCTCATTGCATCGGCTGACAACGACGATGAAGAGGTCGCGTCGATTCCCCTCCTAGACGTTATCGCCTCGGCTGGGCCTGGAATTGAAAACCCCTTTCCCTTGGCCATCGATCACCTGCCTTTTCCGAAGCGCTGGCTTGAGGAACTCGGGCTGCCGGAGAAGCATGCGCGTTTTCTTGGCGCGCGCGGCGATAGTATGGAGCCGACGATTCTCGACGGCGCGATCTGCCTGGCCGATATTCGCTTTCAGGTTCCGCGGATCGATGGCGTCTATGCGCTGATCGACGGCAATGATGTCCGGATCAAGCGGATCGCCCGCGGATGGGAAGGCAAGATCGTGCTGATCAGCGACAACGAGCGCTATGAGTCCGAGACGCTGGCGGCGCCAGAGGCGGAGGCGCTGCGGATCGCTGGAAAGATTGTCTGGGCGGGGGGAAAGATATGATGACGAGCCGCATTGTCTTGCGTGGGGTAGCAGGTGCCATCGTTGTGATCGGCCTATCGGTCTCAGCTGCCTTTTCTCAGTCGGCCAAGCCGTCTCAGAGAGATGCGCTCGGCTGCACGGACAAGGAACTCCAGAGCCGGATTGCGACCATTGCTAATTCCGGAGACCAAGAAGCATTTAAAAAGCTAGCTGGAGCCGCTGTTTTGGCCGGAAAATGCCGAATTGTGAGTAAGGGCACCATGCTCTTTATTGAGGACACCGCGGTTTGGTCCGGGCTGTTCTGCTATCGCCCTACGGGCGACGTTTCGTGCCTGTGGATGTCAAGCGATTTGACCAGACCGTAAGGGCGGCTTTGCAGCCGCCCTCCGTCAATTCAAGCGACTTTCAAATCGTGTCTCGAGAGATCCCAGCTCTCGAATTCCGTTTCGCTCATATCGGCGAGACCGTCGACCTCAGCCGGAAGGATGCCGTGGCGCGCGATGATGACCGCATCCTCGTAATCGCCGGTGGTCGGATCGCCCGTCCGGCTAAATGCTACGACGCCGGCGCGGGTCTCCTTGAAGCGCCCGAACATCCGCATGGCGTGATCGTGGTCGCGGGCCGGAATTGCTTCATCGGCCGAGATTTTCCCCCTTCCTTTCACGGCCTTGTAGGCCTGAACGACGAAATACGTGAGGTGTGCGACGGTCTCCCGCTTGGCCTTACTCAT